GCGCTACCGCTCGTACACCTCGCTCGCCGCCGTGGCGGCCGACTTCTCCACGCTCTCGCCCGAGTACCAGGCGGCGGCGCTCGCTTTTGGGCAGAACCCGCAGCTCTCGCAGCTCTACATCGGCGCCTGGGCCCGCACCGCCACGCGTGCCACGCTCGTCGGTGCGCCGCTCTCGGCCGCGCAGCAGGCGCCCGGTGCCTGGACCACGGTCACCTCGGGCGGCATTGACTTCGTCATCAACGGCGTGCCCTTCAACCTGACTGGCCTGAACTTCTCGGCTGTGACCAGCATGACCGCCGTGGCCGCGGTCATCCAAGCGGCGCTCGCCTCGAACGGCACCGTCACCTGGAACAGCGTCTACGGCTACCTCCAGGTGTCGAGCAACACCACCGGCGCCGCCTCCACCATCGCGTTCGCCACCCCGGGCACCGGCTTCGACATCTCGGCGCAGACGGGCCTGAGCGCCGCGTCGTCGGGCTCATACATCGTCGGCGGCATCGCGGCGGAGACCCCGCTCGCCTGCCTCACCACCCTGGCCGGCATCACCGGCAACTGGTACGGCGCGATGTTCGCCGCCAGCGTCATGCCGGTCGACGCGGACTACGTGGCCTGCGCTGGCTTCATCAATGGAGCCTCGCCGGTGCGCATCTTCGGCGTGACGAGCCAGGAGGGCGCGGTGCTGAACGCGTCGCTCTCCACCGACGTCGCGAGCCAGCTGCAGGCACTAGGCTACAACCGCACGTTCGTGCAGTACTCGTCCTCGAGCCCCTACGCCTGTGCCGCGATCTTCGGCCGCGCCTTCACGGTGAACTTCAACGGTTCGAACACGCTGTACACGTTGAAGTTCGACACCGAGGCGGGCGTGGTGGCGGAGTCGCTGACCGAGAGCCAGGCCGCAGCGGTGAACGCCAAGAACTGCAACGTCTTCGTCAACTACAACATCACCAGCGGCACCGGCGCCTCCATCGCGATCATCCAGCAGGGCACGATGGCCAACGGCACGTTCTTCGACGTGATCCACGGTACCGACTGGCTGCAGAACGCCATCCAGACGGCGGTGTTCAACCTGCTGTTCACCAACCAGACCAAGATCCCGCAGACCGACGCGGGCGTCACGCTGATCGTCAACACGATCACGCAGGTGCTGCAGCAGGCGGTGGCCAACGCGCTGGTCGCGCCGGGCGTGTGGAATGGTCCACCGGTCGGGGCGATCGTCACCGGCCAGACGCTCAGCACCGGGTACTACGTGTTCGCCCCGCCGGTGGCGACGCAGACCCAGGCGGCGCGGGCGGCGCGCCAGTCGCCGGTTATCCAGGCCTGCATCAAACTCGCGGGAGCCATCCACTTCGTGTCGGTCGTGCTCTCGGTCAACCCGTAACTCTAGGAGCTTTCTCAGATGGCTAACACGTACAGCTTCAAGGACGTCTCCTCCCAGTTGATCGGACCCACGGGCTCGGCCAACCTCGGCTACGGCGCCGCGATCTCCGAGGAGGGCATCACGATCGATATGGCGGGCGACAAGAACACGATGCAGATCGGCGCCGACGGCACCCCGATGCACTCGTTGCACGCCGACAAGTCCGGGGTCGTGACGATACGGTCGCTGAAGACCAGCCCGCTGAACGCCATCCTCCAGGACATGTACGATGCGCAGCAGATCAGCTCTATCCTGTGGGGGCAGAACGTGATCGTGGTGCGCGAGAACCAGTCGGGCGACATCACCACCGCGCAGTTCTGCGCCTTCAAGAAGAAGCCCAACCTGAAGTACGCGAAGCAGGCGGACGTGCTCGAATGGCAGTTTGACGCGGGTACGATCGACACGGTGCTAGGAACCTATTGAGGGAGGTGATGCGCAATGCCGGCAACTCTTCCGAGCATGCAGCTCCGGGGCGCGCGCATCCGGCAGACAACACGCGTTAAGTCTTTCAAGATCACAAACCAGGAGTGCGTGATGACGGAATTCGAGATCGAGGGGAAACAGTTTAGGTTCGAGAAGCTCACGGCCATGCAGCAGTTCCACGTGTCGCGCAAGATCGCGCCACTGATCCCGCCGCTGCTGCCGGTGTTCGACCAGATCCGCAAGGACGAGGGCAAGAAGGCGGTCGTCGATGACCTCGGCGTGATCGGGCCGCTGCTCCAGCCGTTCGCCGACGGGCTGGCCGGTATGAGCGACGAGGCGAGCGAGTACGTGTTCGGCACCTGCCTCGGCGCCGTCAGGTACCAGCACAACGGCAACTGGATACAGATGTGGTCAGTGGCCGGCAAGGTGGCTATGGTCATGGAGCTGAACGACGTGAGCCTGCTGCTCAGGATCGTGGTGCGGGTCATCCAGGAGTCATTGGCGCCTTTTTTAACCGGGCTTCTTACGAACGCAAGCGAGCCGGAGATGGTGGCGGAGCGTTCAACCGACTTCCCGGAGGCGAGGACTGGCTCCTAGCCCCGGTGCACGCGGGCCTGATCAGGTACGAGTCGCTCATCGACGGCACGCTGGACCTCGCTGACGTAGCGTTGCTCAATGACTCGCTGGCCGTGCGCGCCGACAACGAGCCCAAGCGGCCTGAGAGGGAAGACTGACCATGGCTGAATCGACCGTCATCAAAGAGTTCCTCGTCGCGCTCGGCTTCAAGGTCGACGAGAGCGCCACTAAGAAGTTCGTCGGCGGCATCACGAGCATGGCCAAGGCGGTGACGCGCCTAGGGATAGAGATCGAGGCCACGGCGGTGGCGGTGGCCTACGGCGTGGGGCGCTTCGCCTCGAACCTCGAGGCGCTGTACTTCGCTTCCCAGCGCACGGGCGCTAGCGCCAGCCAGCTCAAGGCGTTTGACCTGGCGGCACGCAACTTCGGCGCCAGCATGGAGGAGGCGCAGGGCTCGGTCGAGGGGCTGGCCTCGAAGCTCCGTGCCAATCCGGGCATGGGCGCCGTCATCGCGGGGTGGCTCGGCACCGCCGGCATCTCGGCCCAGGGCCTCGCGCGCAACGCCCGCGGCGAGTTGGTCGCCAGCATCGACCTGATGGGCCGGCTCGGGCAGATGTTCCAGACCCAGATCGCCCGCGGGCAGACGTTCCTGGCCACCAGCCTCGCCGGGCAGCTCGGCATCTCTGACCGCACCATGCTCGCGATGGCCGCGCCGGGGTTCTCTGAGGAGCTCGCTCGCCAGGAGCGCCGCGCCAAGCTGTGGGACGAGGTCGCCGCTGCGGCGCATCGCTTCATGGTGCAGCTCGAGAACCTGAAGCTGGCGCTGGCGCAGCTGTTCCTGCCGTTCGAGGCGCAGGCGATGGCCGGGCTGCAGCGGCTGATGACGGCCTTTTCGCGCCTCATGCGCGACCACGGCGCGCAGGCGATCAAGGACCTGACGATCGCGTTCGAGTGGGTGATCGCTGGCCTTGGCAAGCTGCTCGACTGGCTCAACAATCACGGCGACGAGATCCAGCGGCGCCTGGGCGATACGTTCAAGGAGTTCGAGGCCGCGTACAAGCTGGCGAAGCCGGCGCTCGAGTGGGTGTACAACAAGTTCGTCGAGCTCGACAAGGCGACCGACGGGTGGAGCACCAAGCTGCTCGTGCTGCTGGCCACCCTCAAGGCCCTGGGCGCGCTGGGTCTCGTTACCGGTATCCTGAACCTGGGCGCGGGCCTGGCCAAGGCCCTCGGCGCCGTGGCGCTGGCGGGCGCCAGAGGCGCATGGGCCGCCGCCGGCACGGCGTTCGGCGCCGCCGCGGGCGTGCTGATCGCGGGCGCCATCGGCTACGGCATCGGGCACCTCATCTATGGCGCCCTGCCTGAGGGACTGCAGCGCGGCATCGGCAACTTCGTCGGCGGTACCGTCGATGCGTTCTCCAAGGCGGTGGACTTCGCCAACGCGGCCGCCAAGGGCGACCCGGGCTACTACACCGACTACACGGGATTGGGGCGCGAGACGCGCGGGTCACCAAACGTCAACTCCAAGATCGAGCTCACCATGAACGTGAACGGCGCGGGCCAGCCCGAGACGCTGGCTAAGCACCTGGCCTCGGAGATGGAGGTGAGCTTGCGCCGCGTTCATGAGGACCTGGTGCGTGAGTTTTCGGCGGTGGTCAGGTGAGCGCTGTCATCTCCCAGGTGCTGGGCATCGGCGCTACCGTGCTCGGCAACCTGCTGACCGTGATCCCGCAAGGCAATATCGGCGGCATCGTGGTCCCCGCGACGTTGGAGGAGGTAGGCACCGACCTCGTCACCGTCACCGACCACCCGGTCGAGTCCGGCGCCGAGATTTCGGACCACGCGTACTACCGGCCGGCAGAGCTCGTGATGCGCTGCGGTTGGAGCAACTCGAGCCAGTTCACGGCGCAGAGCGCGCTCTCCTCGCTCTCCTCGCTCTTCTCAGGCGGCGGCCTCTCGTCCTTCGCGTCCACGCTGTTCGGACAGAATCCGCCCTCCTCGGGCGGCGGTATGACGGTGTCCGACTTCGTGTCGGGGATCTACTCTCAGCTGCTCAGCCTGCAGCAATCATTGGTGCCCTTCACGGTACTGACCAGCATCCGGCAGTATACGAATATGATGATGACCTCGCTCGTGGTGACGCGCGACAAGAAGACGAGCCAGGCGCTGATGGTCACGGCCACGATGCGCCAGGTGATCATCGTCAGCACGGTCTCCACCACGCTCGCGCCGACGGCCAACCAGGCCGATCCTGCCAGCACCGCGGAGAGCACGCCGCAGGGCCCGCAGCAGCTCAACACCGACGCGACCCCGAGCCCGGGCGGCAGCGTGCCGCCGGATGAGTGGGCGCCTAACCCGGGCGACGGCTAAGTGGCTACCTTTTTTAGCGTGCCGCTGCGGCCGCAGCCGCAGACCATGACGATCGCGCTCTCGGGCGTGACGTACACGCTCTCCTTCAACTACCGCAACGTCCCCATGGGCGGCTGGACGGTCGACATCGGCGATGCGAGCGGCAACCCGATCCTGCAGGGCGTGCCGCTCGTGACCGGCGCCAACCTGCTCAAGAAGTACGCCTACCTCGGGTTCGTTGGCGCACTCTGGGTGCAGACGCTCGACAACCCCGACGCGGTGCCGACGTTCCAGAACCTGGGCTCGGACGGCCAGCTTTTCTACGTGACCAACCCGTGACCACGCAATTCTTACGCAAGCTCAGCCTCGTGGTGGCCTCGTCGACCGGCAACGGCTTTGACTTCGGCAGCTTCTGGTGCACGTTCAACGTGCGGCGCGGCGACCTGCAGACGCCGAACTCGCTGGACGCGCGCATCTACAACGTTAAGGACGCTACCGCGAACACGATCTCCCAGAAGGAGTTCACCAGCATCTCGCTCTCCGCCGGCTACGCGGGCGGCGCGCTCGGGCTGCTCTTCAAGGGCTCGATCAAGCAGTTCCGCAAGGGCCGGGTCAATCAGCTGGACTCCTACGTCGACATCACGGCGGCGGACGGCGACCAGGCGTACAACTACGCCACCATCGCGCAGACCTCGCCCGCCGGAGCGAAGCCAGGCAGCGTCGCGGACCTGATCCAGAGCGCACTCGCCGCCAAGAGCGGGCAGCAGCCTATCACCAAGGGCTACCAGCCTAAGTTCAAGGACACAAAGAGCATCCGCGGGCGCGTGCTCTTCGGTATGGCGCGTGACCAGTGCCGCGACTTCGCGTTGCAAAACGCCTGCAAGTGGTCCGTCCAGGACGGCGCGTTGACCTTCATCCCGTGGGTGTCGTACGTCCAGGGCGGCGACGTGCCGCTGATCTCGGTCAAGACCGGACTCATCGGCGTACCCGAGCAGACGCAGGCTGGCCTCAACGTCCGCGTGCTGCTGAACCCGAACCTCAAGGTGGGGACGCTGATCAAGCTCGACGCGCAGGTCAACCAGTTCCGCTTCGGGCTGGACCTGCCCTCCCAGGCCACCAACCCGGCGATCGCGCTGCAGAACCAGCTGGCGCCTGGCTCGGGCCCCAACCAGGGACTCTACTACGTGATGGTGGCGAACCATACGGGCGACACGCGCGGCCAGAACTGGTACACCGATCTCGTGTGCCTGGCGGTCGACGCGACGCTCACGAACGTCGACCAGGCCAACGCGCTCCTGAACACCGCGCCAGCCACAGCGATCCAGCGCTACGGGGGCACCTGAGTCGTGGACCAGCGCGAGCGCTACGTCAACTTCCCAGAGGCCATCCGGCTCGCGTTGGAGTGGTTGCAGACTCGCATGTGGACCGGGCTGCCGTGCGTGGTGACGGCGTTCCCGTGCGCCTCCGGCATCAGCCAGATGATGCTTGACTGCCAGCCACAGATCGCTGGTACCGTGCTGAACGCCCAGGGCGGCTTCGACACGATCCAGATGCCGCCGCTCCTAGACGTGCCGATCGCGTGGCCAGGTGGCGGCGGTGTCACGCTCACCTGGCCTATCAAGCCTGGGGATGAGTGCTGGGTTACATTCGGGTCCAGGTGCATCGATTCGTGGTGGCAGACGGGCCCGGGCACCGCCGAGGCGACCGGTAACATCGTGCCGCCGCCTGACCAGCGCATGCACGACCTGTCCGACGCCGTGGCGCACGTTGGCATCCGCAGCAAGCCGCGCGAGTTTGTCGTGGACGCTACGACGGCGCAACTCAGGAGCGACGACAACGCGGCCATCATATCGATCGACCCGAGCGCGCACGACA